GATAAAAAAGGAGCTATAATGTATCCTTTAATTATGTTTAAAATATGTTTAATCATGTATCAGTAAATGAATTACCAAAATTAAAAACAGAAAATATAGATAAAAAAAGATACTATATCACACCAGACGGAAACAAGTATCCGTCAATCACTACAGTTTTATCATCTAGAAATAAAAAAGGATTATTTGAGTGGCGTAAAAAAGTTGGTGAGGATGTTGCAAACTATGTGGCAAGGACTGCCGCAAATCGTGGAACAAAAGTGCATCATATGTGTGAAGATTTTCTAAACAATAAGGATATGGAAAAACATAAAGAAAAGTTTCTTGCTTATTGTTTGTTTGGTCAATTAGAAAAAAAAGTTTTACATCGCATAAATAACATTCGTGCACAAGAATGTGGCTTGTATTCTGATAAATATAGACTTGCAGGTAGAGTAGATTGTGTTGCAGAGTTTGACAATAAACTTTCTATCATAGATTTTAAGACATCATCAAAAGAACGTAATGATGAGTGGAATGAAAATTACTATATTCAAGCATCTGCTTATGCAGAAATGTTTGAAGAACGAACTGGTATTGAAATCAATCAGATTTGTATATTAGTCGTAACATCAGATGGTGTTGTTCAAGAATTTGTAAAGGACAAAAAAGATTATGTTCCTTTGATTGAACAAGCTGTTTTACAGTGGGAAACAAAAAATGAAAAATCTAAAATGGTTGATAACGATATTTTTGGTGTGCCTGTGTAGTTTAGCTTATGCACAAGGGTACTTTAATAAAAAGCCAGTGATATGTGGTACGGTAGATCAAATAATAGGAACTTCTAAAAGCTATGGAGAGTTTCCTTTTTTGAGATTAAATGGAAAATCTTTACTAGATGATAAGTCTTATGTAGAAACACAATACTTTATAGCACTTAATAAAGATACACAATCATGGAGTTTAATAGAACTAGCACCAAGTGGCATGGCATGTAGTCTTGCAGTGGGTAAAGGAATTGAACTTTATGGTACTGGTACATTTGGTGGAGTTCAATTATAATTGCACTTGACAGTCCATTTAAAATGTGTTATAAATAATACATAGTTTGTTGATACAATTCGACAATCGGACAGGACATGGGGGCAGTACCCATCGCCTCCACCATAAAAGCACATTGGGAGAAACACCTTCTCCGTCACCGAAAGTTTAACAATGTGTTTTTATGGGGGCGAACTAGGATAGACTGACGAGGATAGAGGCGAGTAGAACTATCGGATGACTGCGTTATTGGTCAAAAAACTAAATGCAAACGATAATTTTGCACCATCTGGATTTGCACTAGCTGCATAATCACAGGGAGTTGGCGACTTACTTAGCAACAGAAAAGTCGCACCAGTTAGGGTCACTACTTAATAAGTGCGTGTGGGGTCACGGTTAGCCCCACTTTTTTTAAAAATGTAACTTATTGAGGTATGATACTAAAATGCAAGAGCCAACATTTGTAGATGTAAGTCTATTACAGACACCTAAAAAATTCTCATTAGAAATAGAAAACATTGCCAAAGAGAAACGTATTTCTCATATGGATGCAGTGTTAGATTATTGTCAGAAAAATGACATTGAACCAGATACGATTAGTAGACTCATAACTAAGGGTCTAAAAGAAAAAATAGAAGCTAATGCTAGAGATTTAAATTATTTAGAAAAACAAGCACAATTGCCAATTTAGTTCTTGACATAGAATTAAATTTAGTGTAATATGGAATCTATAAACTAAGAAAGGGAGTTTTTATAAATGTCTGAAGCCACAGCAAATGCATTTGATGCTTTAGAAAGTATACAAATAAAAAATCGTATGAAAAAACTTGAGTACGATTGTGCAGAGTTGCAAAAAGAAAATGAGCAACTAAAAGAAAGATGTAAGGAACTTGCATCAAGAACTCCAGAGTGGCCTAGAGGCTACAGACCATCTAGAAAGGGTGGATCAGGAAATCAAAAGAGGCACAATGATCGTAAAGTTCATTGATAAGATGGGCAGTGATTTAACAGTAGTAAATGCTGCCCGTGTTTCTTTTGCAAAAAAATCTGAACTTGAGTGGGTAGAAAAAAAAGATTCACCTACAATGTATGAACAAACTCTAAGTGATAGAGATAAAAAATTAATTAATTATTTAGCTGAACATAATCACTGGAGTCCTTTTGGTCATGCATCATTACAACTTCATATCAAAGCTCCAATTTTTGTAGCAAGACAACTTGTTAAACATCAGGTAGGATTAGTTTGGAATGAAGTTAGTAGACGTTATGTTGATGATGAACCAGAGTTTTATATTCCTAAAAAGTGGAGACTAAAGGCTGAAGATAAAAAACAAGGTTCATCTAATGAAACTGTAGAGTATGAACTAGGTGCAACTATGGAGTTTTTAAAAGAAACATATAACAATATGTTAAAACAAAATATAGCTCCTGAGATGGCCAGAATGATTTTACCACAAAATTTATATACAGAGTGGTACTGGAGTGGCACGTTGATGGCGTTTGCTCGTATATGTAGTTTAAGATGTAAATTAGATACACAAGAGGAAACTAGAAAAATTGCAGATAAAATATTTTTTATAGCAAAAGAACATTTTCCTGTATCTTGGAGAGCTTTAGTTGGTATGAGTGTATAGTAGATGTCGTTACATTTAGTATTTGGAAATGGTGAATCAAGACCAAGAGAACTACCAAGTGGTAAATATGTCTCATGGGGATGTAATGCAATATATCGTGATTTAGTTGTTGACAATTTAGTTGTAATAGATTATCCTATGCAACAAGAGGTTTATAAATCAGGTTATGCATTAGAAAATAAATGTTGGTTTACTGATTGGGATATCTTAACAGATTTTGAACCAGAAAATTTAAAAGTGTGTTGGTCAGATCCAATATATGAATCGACAAGAGGTGATAGGACATCTTGTGTAGTACAAGGTAAAACATGGGATACTGTTGAAAATAATTTAAATGAAATGTTTGAACATGGTCTAGATGTAGATATAGAGGATTTTAAAAGAAAAGCTGGAAAAGATGTTGGATTATATATTACATGGATAGAGGAAAAAGATAAAGTAAATAATATTGATTATCCTAAAGGATGGTCAGCTGGTAACACTGCATTACATCTTGCTTGTCAAGATGGTGCAGAAGAAATATATATGTTAGGGTTTGATGGAAGTGATTATAGCAAACCTATAAATAATGTATATAAGGGTAGTAAGAATTATCTGCCCGAAGATAGTCGTGGATTTAACACGATTAACTGGGATAACCAATTTAAACTGGTACAAAAGGATTTTCCTAAAGTAAAGTTTTTTAAGGTTGGAACAGATTTAACATACGAAGAACTAAAAGATAACATACGATAACATAAGGAGAAATATATGTCGTTAGATACTTTAAAGAGAAGTAATTCTCTAGATAAATTACTCAATGCAGTAAAAGAGGACAACGCACCTCAAGAGAAAAAATCATACGTTGATGAAAGACTATGGAAACCAGAACTGGATAAATCTGGTAATGGTTACGCAGTCATTCGTTTCTTACCATCACCAGAGGGTGAGGACTTGCCTTGGGCAAAGGTTTGGAATCATGCATTTCAAGGCCCAACAGGTCAATGGTATATTGAAAACTCACTTACAACAATCGGTCAGAAAGACCCTGTGTCAGAGTACAACTCAAAGTTGTGGAACTCTGGTGTAGAGTCTGACAAAGAGATTGCAAGAAAACAGAAAAGAAAACTACAATACTTTTCTAACATTCTTGTAGTGAGTGATCCAAAACACCCAGAGAACGAAGGTAAAGTCATGTTGTTCAGATATGGTAAAAAGATATTTGACAAAATGATGGAAGCGATGCAACCAGCGTTTGAGGACGAAACACCTATCAACCCATTTGATTTCTGGGAAGGTGCAGAGTTCAAATTGAAAATCCGAAAAGTAGATGGTTTCTGGAACTATGATAAATCAGAGTTTTCTGCACCATCACCAATCGCAGATGATGAGTCTAAGATTGAGTCTATTTGGAAATCTCAATACTCACTTGCAGAGTTTACCTCATCAAGTAACTTCAAGTCCTATGATGAGTTGTCTACACGATTTCATGCAGTCATCTCTGGTACAACCACAGTTGGTAACGTATCTGAGGAGATGGATGATGAACCAGTTGCGACACCAGTTGTTGATACTAAACCAGTAGAGTCACCGACAACCTCACAAGAGGAAGAGGAAGACACTATGGATTATTTCTCAAAACTCGCAAACGGATAATGGTTTCGCTGGTGTAGCTCAATAGGTAGAGCAACTGATTTGTAATCAGTAGGTTGGGAGTTCGAGTCTCTTCACCAGCAC